AATTCATTTCAGATGGTCAAAAAGTAGAGGATAATTAAGTAATTTCTAATCTTATTGTGAAATTTTTCACTTTTCATAGTATAATATAATTGAGGAGTATTTGACTCCTTATTTTATAAATTATATTTAAAGAAAGCCGGGAGTGGCTTAGACCAGCTTTCCATTAAATAGTTAAGTTTTGGAATGGAGGAAACTTATGTCTGACGAAATCTTAGCGAATCTAGAAAAACACATGGAAGGCAATCAGCTAGCTCTTGCTGCTGTAGCAGAAGTGTTACAAAAGATGGATGCTCGATTACTGAAAGAAGAAGAAGACGAAGAAGAGAAAGAAATGGAAAAGGCAGCTGAAGCTGAACAAGATGCTTTAGTTAAGTCCATTGCTGATAGCGTTATCGCTACATTGAAAGCCGATCAAGGCATGGATGTAGATGGTGATAAAATTAGATCAGCTTCACAAGGCCCAGCAGGCCAAGCTGATGAAGAAAAACCAGCTTCACCTACTACAAAAATAGAAGATCAGCAAGCAACAATTCAGGCTATGCAAAAGGCTGAAGAAGACGATGACGAAGATGCCGAAAAAATGAAAATGAAGGCAGAAGAAGACGACAAAGAAGAAGACGAAGATGCTGAAAAAGCAGGTGGTGGAATGGCGAAAGCAGAAGGCGATGATGATGATGATGAAAAAGATGAAATGGCAGCTATGAAAAAAGAGCTTGACGCACTTAAAAAACAATTAGGTGATGCTGAAGCTAATATTGAAAAAGCTGTTCAGGAAGAATCTGAAAATCGTTTGAGAAAAATGGGATTCAGAGAAGAAACTTCTCTACAAGCCCCTAAAATTACTCACCCACTAGGAACAGATGGAACTACACCTATCGTAAAAGGAGATAATCCTGCAGATACTGTAGACCAACTTGCTTCTCTTTCTTATAAAGAATTGAGAGACCTACAAAGTAAAATTGAAATGGGCGATACCGATGGTGTTCCACGAGAATTAATTGGTAAATAATCATTACAATTTTTTAATTATTTTATAAACACAGAAAAAACATGAGGAAATAAATATTATGGCAAATCCATCCTTATCGGAATATATTTCTCAGAGTCAAAGAGGCCTATACTCTTCAGTATTCGGCCCTGAATATTTAATGAAGCAGACCTACTTTACTGTAGATACTGCAACAGGCATATTCAATACGACTTACGGAAGAAAAGTATGGCAAGCTTTGAACAACCAAACTCGTGCTTTTAATGCAATACCAAGAACTGTATGGGGTAATACAGCTGGTTGGAGGATCAGAACCGATAGAGGTTCAGGAAGATCACGACCTGTTACTGAAACAGGAACTCTACCTACTGTTGACGTTTCAAATATAGAAAGCGTCAGCTCCCTACCAAAGATTGTATCAACAACCTTTGGAGCATCAGTCAAGTCCGTATTTACTGCCCAATTAGAAGGTGGTGTAGGTGACGTATTAGCATTAGAAAACGAAAATGCTCAACTTGACCATGTAAAAGAAATGAACCAAGAATTATTAGCTGGTTCTGCATATCAATTATCAGGTGGTTCAACTACCACATCGGTAATTGGTTCAAACTCAACTGAAGCAGCCCACTTTAAAGTAGGCGACACAGTAGCTTTCTACGATGCTTCAGCTACAGCTAATATTAAAACAGACGCTAGTGTGACTGTATCTAGCGTATCAGGAGCAACAATTACTCACGGAGCTGCAGGAGTAACCCTAGCAGACGGAGACGTTATTTTCGCTTTGAGAAGAGCTGGAATAACATCCCTTGATGATGTTGTTGCCGAAGACGGAATGGCAGTAGGTGGCGTAAATGCTTCACCTTCAGCCTATGACTTAACAGTCGCAGGAAGAACAGCTGGGCAATGGAATGCAGCAGCTAGTGCTTCTTACAATAGTGGTACAGGAAGAGATTTATCTCTAAACCTTTTAGATACTGCTATTCAAAAAATCAGAACCAATGGTGGTGAACCTAAAGTAATCATCATGGGTCATGATCAGTACTTCAAGTTAGAGAGACTATTAAACTCTCAACAGAGGTATATGGGACAAGAAGAATACCAAGTTGGTGTCGGATCAGAAAAGACTTTCCCCGGTACTAGAACAGGTCTTGTTCTTGCAACCTATCAGGGTATTCCAATACTACCTGATGCAGATACTCCGAAGTCAATTAACTCTTCAGATACTGCTCTAGGTTCAAACGTTTACGTTTTGGATACTGACTATCTTGAAATAGCTGTAGCTCAACCTACTCAGTATGTTGAGAATAGAGACTACTTCGCAGCCAATGCTTTGGTTGTAAGAGGTCTTCTTTACACTATGGCTGAAATGAGATGTCACAACTTCTTTGTACAAGCAAAGATTGCTGACTTAAACAGCTAAAACATATTTTATAAGGGGTGGAATTGATCTACCCCTTATAAATATCTTTTTATTAATAAAAATTTAACCTTAAATATTAGGGGGAAATAAATGGCATTATCAATAACAACGTCATCTAATGGAGTAGACTATCCATCAGGAGTTATAGGTGACTTAAAATATAAGGTAATTGAGATTACATTTGATTCTTCATATCCTACAGGTGGTGAATCACTAACTGCTAGCGATATTGGATTTGATCAGATTGTATTAGCTCAAATAGAACCTACTGATGGAATGAGTTTTGCTTATGACTATACAAATAGTAAAGTAAAAGCTTACGGAGTAGCTCCTGTTCCTGTAAAAATAAAAGATGACGATTCAGCAGCTTCTAATGGAGTAGCTGTATATGCTCATATTGATACAGTAGGAACAGATGCTGATAGAAAAATAGCCCATTTAGAATCAGTTACAGCTAATAATGCTACTGTTTACTTTACAGGTACATCTTCCAATAGTGCTACAGGTACTATGTGGGATGATGATGCAGCAGCTAGTGGTGGACTTCAAGTCTATGTAGATGAGGATGGGGATACTGATTTATCAGGAGCTAAGTTCTTAGTTGATAACGACACTACAGAAACTGACTTATATGTTCCTTTGAGTGATGGTTCTTATTTAACTTTGTTTAATGACGACTCTGCTTCATCTAATGGAGTAGCTGTTTACTTCGATGACAATGCTTCTAACACTTATGATAAGTGGCTCTTGGTAACACCAAGTAACGCTGATGTATCCGTTCATACATCTACAGTAGTAAGTGATAGATCAGAATCAGCTGAAGTACAAGCAACAGGAAACTTGTCATTACAGACTAGCATAAGAGCTTTTATACTAGGTCATTAATAATTAATTTAACGTATTGTATTGAATCATCAATTAATTTTGATGGTTCAAACAGTACATATTTATATATATGAGGAGATCAAATGTCCGAATTTAATTTTTCAGAGGGATGGCATGGTTGGGAAAGAGACCCAAGTACTAGAACTAGTGTACATGCTTTCACAAAATATTATCCCTTTAGAGCAGCAACTTCCACAACTGCTTCAACTCTTCTAACTGTAGACAGAGGAATACCTTCTGTAAATTTGGTAACTAACCCAAGAATTGAAGACTCAACTATCAGTATGTATACTGCTACAGGTTCTGCTATTTCAAGAGACACAGGACAATCGTCTTCAGGAGCAGCTTCCTTACTAGTTAATCCTGCAAACTCAGCAGCAGGAGAAGGCTTCTATTGGACATCAGATACTATAGCAGCTAATTATAATCAAGGAGAATCTTTTTTAATGGCTACTTGTGAAGTCAGAGGGGCTTCTGCAAGTGGAACTGTACACATACAGATACAAGATTCAAGTGGAACTGCGTTAGCTACATCAGATACACATAGCTTAACTACAGGTTTCGTTAAAATATCAGTAGTTTATAAGCTACCTAAAACAAGTGATCCAGCAGCCTACAGAATAGCTGTTTTATCACAGACCCAACATAATATAAATTGGTATACAGATAAAATTCATGTCGAACAAAGAGCAGATGGAAACGTAGTTGACTATGTTGATGGAGCTCAAGGACTTAATTATGAATGGGAAGGAGCAGCTGAAACAACTAAATCAAGAAGAAGAGCTGGTTTGGAAGTAATAAGAGGAATTTTTATTAGAAATGAATCTACTACAGCAGCCGATATAGTATATGTAGCTTTTGATCAGACAGCTACAACATCAACAGGAATAGCAATTCCCGGTGCTTCTGCAAACGCAGGCCCCAATGAGTTTTATTCAAATTGGCCATTAGACTTTAGGAATAAAGTTTCGGTCATAGCAGCCCAAAATACTCCTACAGTTAGTGGAGTTATTTGGGGAATTCATTCAGGATAATAAGGAGAATAATTTATGGCTTCAACAATTACAG